ATTTACTAAAAGTTTACCTGCACTTGCAACATTAATAGATGCAGTCAAACATAAATTTAGAAACGTAGGTTATCTAAATGGAATTGATGGCAGAAGATTAATTTGTAGAGCTGAGTTTAGTTCACTCAATACATTAATACAAAGTTGTGGAGCCTTATTGGTAAAGCAAGGAACAATTATACTTAATGAAGAATTACATAAAGCAGGTTTTAAATGGGGTGATGACTATGCAATGGTATTACACATACATGACGAAATGCAGTTCATTGTTAAGAAAGAAAAGTTAGAAGAATTTAAAACAATAGCAAAATCAATATTTAAGAAAACCCAAGACTTCTTTGATTTCAGAACCCAATTAGATGGTGAAATTAAAGTTGGCGATAACTGGAGCCATACTCATTAATTCAAAAGCAAAACCTGATTTCGACAAAGATTTAAAATTTGGCGAGAAGTACGAAAACGACTTCCAAAAAGCAGTAGAAGGTAAGGTTGAATGTAAGACTGACAGAAGATGTAAGGATACAGGTAATGTTTACATTGAGATAGAAAGTCGAGGAAAACCTTCAGGTATTTATACTACTAAGTCTAGGAATTACGCCATTTGTCTTTGGGTAGAAAAACGAAAAGACCAAATATGGGTTTTAATACCAGTCAAAATTCTAAAGAAATTAATGAAGACTTATCCAATTAAAGCAGGTGGAGATAACTGGTCTTCTAAAGGTCACATCATTCCAAAAGAAGATTTCCTCAATTTAATAATATGAAAAAGAAAAAAATAATACTTCCTGAAATTCAGGAGAATGACTTTCCATATAAATTTTATATGTGTTGGTGGAGTGACATTGTTTCAGACAGTTCGTGGTCACCATTAACACAAATTAAAAAATCCAAAACAGCAGTTTGTATAACTATGGGTTGGTTGATTTCTACAACAAGACAAAAATATGTTTTCATTGGAGACCTAAATTTCCATGAAGATGGAACTGTTAATGAGGGTGGTAACTCAACAGTAATACCAAAATCAAACGTATTAAAACTTAAGGAGATAAAACTATGACTGAGTTAACTCAGGAACACTTTGAATTGCATAGTGCAAACAAAGCTAAAATGAAAAATATGAATGACTTTTTCAACAACACAAATAAAGTGATGATAGTAGATGGCGACCTAATCGTTTACAAGATTGCTTCTAGTTTAGAAGAACCTATTGATTGGGGAGATGATGTATGGACTTTACATTCTGATTTAGGAAAAGGTAAAACCTTTTTACAACAAACTATTAATCATTATAAAGAGAAGACAAAATCAAAAGAAGTTATCTTTGCATTTTCTGATAAAAATAATTTTAGAAAAGATTTTGATAAAACTTATAAATCACATCGTAAGAAAATTAGAAAACCTGTTTGTTATGCACCATTAAGAAAGTGGGCAGAACAAAATTATAATTTTTATACTTTACCTAATTTAGAAGGTGATGATGTAATAGGTATTCTAGCAACACAACATTATAAAACTAATAATGTAATTATATCTGGTGACAAAGATATGAGAACTATACCTACTTGGCATTGTTTTATTGGTGATGACCAGTTGGAATATGTTGATGAACTAAGAGCAGATTATAATTTTTGTACTCAAGTACTCGTAGGAGACTCAGCAGATGGCTATAAAGGCCTTGTCGGTTGTGGTGCAGTAAAAGCATCAAGAGTTCTTTTAGACAAGAAGAATATAGATGAGATGTGGGAAGCTGTTATTAAAGAATATGAACGAGCAGGTTCTACATTTGAAGATGCTTACCATCAAGCAAGATTAGCAAGAATACTTAGAAAAGATGAGTATGACTTTGCAACAAATAAACCAACATTATGGAGTTATAGATATGAACACTACAAAGATACTAGAGCAAACAAAAAAGCTAGTTAGTACTGACAGAGAAGATAAGCATGGAGATAAGGTACAGAACCACGAAAACATTGCTAGGCTCTGGTCAGGTTATATTCAAAACAAAACAAAGCTAAATATACAGCTACTTCCTGAAGATGTGGCCAATATGATGGCTTTATTAAAGATAGCCAGAACACAAGCAGGTCATCATAACATTGATGATTATGTAGATGCTTGTGGGTACTCAGCAATAGCAGGAGAGATTGCGGAGAAAAGAACTGAATTAAGTACCCCTTTAGGAGAAAACAATGCCAAAAAAGATTGAAACACCATTTCTTAGTGAAGAACTAATCGACTATTTGGATACGCTTTTTCCTGAAAAATGTGCTGACTTAAACCAGACTGAAAAAGAAATATTCTATCAATCAGGTCAAAGGTCAGTCGTTAAACACCTAATCGAAAAATATAAATTACAAAAGGAGACAGACTAATATGTGTTCATTTTCTAGACCGAGAATTGACCCACCAAAGCCTGAGCCTATTCCTGAAACACCACCAATGGTGACAAATGCTACTACAAAAAAAGATGCACCTAAAACTGCATCATCTACTTCTTCAGCAAGTACTAATTCAGCTATGAAGAAAAGACGTGGTAGAGGAAGTTTAAGAATACCTTTAACTTCATCAGGATTAAGTTCATCAGGTGTTAACTTTCCAACTGCTTAATAATGGATAAATACAATCTAGATACTTCTACAGTCGCTTTAGATAAATCTTTAGTCGAAAGTCAATACACAAAGATGGAAGTAGATAGAGAACAATATCTAGAAAGAGCAAGAGAAGTTGCAAAATTAACTATTCCACATTTATACCCACCAAAAGGTGCTAATGAAGCAACTGAATATCCAACACCATATCAATCAGTAGGTAGTAGAGGTGTTACAAACCTAGCAAGTAAACTTATGTTAGCTTTGTTTCCACCACAAGCACCATTCTTTAGATTAGATGTTGATGAATTAGTCTACAAACAAATAGAAGGCGACCCAAATCAAAAAGCTACTATTGAACAAGGGTTAGCTAAAATTGAAAAAGCTGTTATGGACAGCATTGAAAGTAATAATGACAGGGTAGCAGTATATGAAGCACTTAAACATTTAATTGTTTCAGGAAATGTTTTACTTAAAATGTCAGAAGATGGATTAAGAACATATCCATTAAATAATTATGTAGTTAAAAGAGACCCACAAGGAAAAATATTAAAAATTATTATTAAAGAAGGTATTTCTCCAAATACTTTATCAGAAAAATTAAGAAGAAACATTGGTGATAAAATTAACGATGAGAATAAATCGTTACATTTATATACTTGTGTTTATAGAGAGAAGAAAAGATTTTACGTTCATCAAGAAATAGCTAAACAAAAAGTTTTTGAAAAATATTACGATTTAGACAAACTTCCATTCATTGCACTTCGCTTCAATAGAATTGATGGTATGAATTATGGGAGAGGTCATTGTGAAACTTTTGAAGGAGACTTAAGAAGTTTAGAAGGTTTGACTAGAGCAATCTTAGAGGGCAGTAGTGCGTCTTCTAAGATGCTTTTTATGATTTCACCTAATGGTTCAACAAGAGCATCAAGTATAGCTAAAGCACCTAATGGTGCAATTATTGAAGGTAATGCTCAAGATGTATCAGTATTACAGGCCAATAAGTTTGCTGATTTTAGAGTTGGTTATGAAATGATGGGTAGAATAGAGCAAAGATTACAGTTTGCTTTTCTATTAAATGCTTCAGTTCAAAGACAAGCAGAAAGAGTTACAGCTACAGAAGTACAATTAGTAGCTAATGAATTAAATGATGCACTAGGCGGTGTATATGGAATTTTAACAACAGAATTTCAACTTCCTTACATAAACACTAAATTGAATATGTTGAAGGAACAGAAATTACTTCCAAACCTACCAAAAGAATTAGTTAAAACTAAAATCATTGTAGGTATGGAAGCGTTAGGTAGAGCATCAGACAGATTAAGATTACTTCAATTTATGTCTGACCTTGCTAACACATTAGGTGCAGAAAGACTTGCACAATACATAAACCTTGATGATGCAATTAAGAAATTTGCAGTAGCAAATGGAATAGACACAGGTGGTCTAATTAAATCTCAAGAACAAATCCAACAAGAAGCCCAAGCACAACAACAGCAACAGTTTGCTAACCAAGCGTTAGCAGACCCAAGAGTAGCAATCGAAGCAGGAAAAAGTTTAGCTAACTCTGGTGCTAGTGTTAATGCGAATGGCGAAATTGAAACTGAGGAATAATAAATATGAGTACAATTAAAAATGAAATATCTATAGAAGAAAAAAATGTTTCTTTAGAAGAACAAGCAAAAGCACAAACTGAAACACAAGCAGTTGTAGCTAATGATGAAACAAGAGTTGAGGTTAGCGAAGCAGACAATACAGCAAAGTCTACTGATGATGTTAGACCTGATTGGTTACCAGAAAAATTTAAAAGTGCTGAAGATTTAGCTAAAGCATATTCAGAACTAGAAAAGAAACAATCTGTTCCTGAAGAACCTAATACACAACAAATGAGAGCCGATGCAGAAGCTAGTCAAGGTATGGAAAAATTCTATACAGAGTTCCAAGACAAAGGTGAATTGTCTGAACAATCTTATGAAGAATTAAGTAAGATGGGTTTAGATAAAAGTTTAGTTGATGGTTACATCGCTGGACAAGAAGCAATCGCAAACACAGAAGTACAACAAATTCATAATGTAGTTGGTGGTGAACAAAATTATTCAAAAGTAATTGAGTATGCAAAAAATAATTTAAGTGAAGCTGAACAAAATGCTTTTAATGATACTTTAGACAATGGAAGTATTGAACAAGTTAAGTTTGCAGTTCAAGCAATAGCGTCAAGAGCAGGTGTTAATGCTGAACAACCACAATCAATGATTAATGGAGATAGTATTGAAACTACTTCAGATACATTTGAAAGTTCTGCACAAGTTATTGATGCAATGAATGACCCAAGATATGCCAAAGACCCTGCATTTAGAAAACTTGTTGAAGAAAAAATAGCGAGAAGTACAGCGATATAATGGCAGAAAGAGATTATAAGTCTGAATATCAGAATTATCATTCTCAACCACTTCAAAAGAAAAACAGAGCAAAACGTAATTTAGCTAGAAGAATAATGAAACGTAAATTAGGTAATTCTATTAATGGTATGGATATTCACCATGTAGATGGAAACCCAAATAACAATAGTTCTTCTAATCTTAAGGTAGTTTCTAAAAGGTTTAATAGGTCAAGAAATGCTTAATTTTATATTACCAGTATTAAAAAATCCTTTAACAAGAATGATTGGTTCTAAAGTTATAGATGGAATTAATCATAAAATGGAAAAGGACAAAATCATTAGAGCCAAAGAAATAGAAGCTGTTAAGACAGTATCAGTAGAACAAGTAAGACAACAAGAACACTCAATTAAAGATGAGATTTTAACTTTACTTATTAGTGCTATTTTTGTTTTTACATTTTTACCTTTTTCACAACCTTATATGACTAAAGGTTTTGAAATTCTTAAATCAGCACCTACAGAATTTTGGTGGGCAGTTCTAATTGTATTCTCAGGAAGTTTTGGAATGTCTACTCTTAAAAACATAAAGGGGAAAAAATAATGTCATTAGTTAAAAATATTCAAAGAAGACGTAAGCTAGGTATATCTAGAAGTAAAAAGAAAAGTACTATTTCTAAAAAGGCTTACAAAGATATGAAAAATAATTGGAAAAAGTAAGTGGCCAAGAAGAAGAACAATCTTCTTAATACAGACACCCACGAAACAAGAGCAAAATATAAAAAGACCAGTATCGGAAGACGACCTAGTACTGCGATGATGAATAAGAAGAAAACTTTTAAAAAATATGTCGGTCAAGGAAAATAAACCTTTAAACAAAATTATTAGAGATAATACAGGTAATAAAAAATTTAAAGTTTATGTAAAAGATAAGTCTACAGGTAATATAAAAACTGTAAGATTTGGCGACCCTAATTTAAGCATTAAGCGAGACCAAAAGAAAAACAGAGATAGTTTTATGGCTCGTATGCAACCCACACTTAACAAAGTAAAAGGACAGAAAAATTTAAGTCCTGTTTATTGGGCAATTAGGAGTTGGAGACTTGGTACGAAAATCTCTTAAATGTAAACTTTGTCATCACGATTGTCATTGTCAGATGCCTTTACACGCAGATGAATATGGTACTTGCACTTGTGATGAATGTAAATGTGAACCTAAGAAAATTTCTGAAAAAGATTTTTGGAATATAATGTCTAATAGAAAAAACAAATAGTACCATCTCTCATAAGAGAGGTGCTAACCAAATTCAAAAAAGATTGCCAGTTACGACTGATAACCTTCTGACTATGAAAAGTAGTTTGTTAATAAAACCAAACCAACATATTTAAGGAGAAAATTAATATGTCAAATGCAACAATATCAAGCATTGGTCAGGTAAACTCAGCAGGTGACGCTAATGCGTTGTTCCTAAAAGTATTTTCAAATGAAGTGTTAACTCAATTCATTAGAGAAAACCAAATGTTAGGAATGTCTACAGTTAGAACACTTGGACAAGGTGCTAAATCAAGTGCCTTCCCTGTTACTGGATTTGTTAACGCAAGTTACCATACAGCAGGAAATGAGATAACTGGTCAAGCTATCAAACATAACGAAAAAGTAATCACTTTGGACGATATGCTTTTAGCAGACGTCTTCGTAGCTGAAGTTGAGGAATTAAAATCAGCTTACGATGTGAGAGCAGAGTACAGCAGACAAATGGGTTCTGCACTTGCGAACAAGGTAGATAAACATTTATTATCTTTAGCTATCCTAGCTTCTAGAGTGACTACACCTAATGTTACTGGTGGTAATGTAGGTACTGAAATTACAGACGCAGACGCTAACACTAACGCTACATCATTAATCGACAGCGTATTTGAAGCAATTCAAAAACTTGACGAAAATAATGTACCTAGCGATGGTAGAGTTTGTATCGTAAGACCAGACCAATACTACCAATTAGCTAACGTAGATAAACTTGTAAACAGAGACTTCTCTAGAGATAATGGTGACTTCGGTAGAGGTACAGTATTATCAATAGGTGGTGTGCCGATTGTAAAATCAAACACAGCACAAGAAGTATTTGCTACAGACTTATCTGCTTCAATTAGTGGTACTAACAACACATACAATGGAGACTTCTCTAATACGTATGCTGTTGTAATGCACAATAGTGCCATTGGAACGATAAAA